ACCCGTCGCGTGCCGTAGGCTCGCCGTAGACGTACATCCACAGCAGATCACCGGCCGCGTTGGTGACTTTGTAGGTTGGCATGCTCAGCCCTCATGCGCCATCAACTGGCGATCACTCAACCAGTTATGCAGCACGGTAGAAAACGCCGCCGGTCATCTGCACGTCAACACCTGAAGGCGTGAGCGCGAAGTCGAACATCGTCAGAGGGACAATGCTCGAATCCGTTCCTGCCGTGGTGTCGGCGTCGTAGCAAACCAGGATCTTGCTGATCGCGCTTCCGGTTGCAGCGGTCCACGTCACCGTTGGCAACGACACGTCCATGCGGTCGTTCGTATCGTCAGGAGAAGGAAACGCAGCAAGGTCAGAGTCGGTCAGGGTCTTGCGCCCCATCGTCGTCTGTTCGTTGGTCGTGCCAGACAGGACAGCCGCAAGGTCGTCCTTGTCGATCAGCGTGGCGTCAGACTCAAGCCCGGATGTCTCAATCGGGACAAGAATGATTGCGCTGTTCGTCGGATCGTTGGACTTGACCCGGTTGTAAAGCTCGGCCACTCGCCCTTTGGCGATGTTAAACACCACGTTTGCCATGTCGCCCTCTTCGCAAAGAAAAAGGGCGCCGAGTGGCGCCCTTGGTTGCAGTCAACCAGCGGTTAGGCCGGCGGATTCGCGGTCGGGACAACAGACGGGTGGCCGAGCACCGCAACAGCGGCCAAAAGGGCAGCACTCGCGTTCGCAACCGGCGTGATGGTCAGCCGCGTGTAACGCTTGTTACCCTTGTAGCCGAGCTTTCGGCACTCGTTGTCGTCGTCGAACTGGAACGCGGCCAGCACTTCGGTGCCAATCAAGTCGGCATCGGCAACGGCGGCAGCGTCGGACAGGTTCGACGCGTCGCCCTCTTCCAGCAACACCGTGAAAGTCGCATCGGCATCGGCAATCGAGCCGGTTGCGATCACATAGGTCAGGCTGTCATAGCCCTGGCGGTCGATGATCTGGCCCACCTGGGCCGTGGTGTCGGCAACAGAAACGGGAGACAGAACCCGCTTGATGTTGACGTTGTTCATGAGGTCACGCATGGTGAATTCCTTTCAGAAATGGAAAAGCCCGCCGAAGCGGGCTGGTCACGATCAGGCCGAGAAATACAGGAACTTGATGGCCTCGAAGTTCGTCACGGCACCACCAACGCGGCGGATGGTGTAGAACTTGACATAGGGCTTGTCGGTGTACGGGTCGCGCAGGGTGCGCATCCCGATACGGTCGACGATCTGGTAGCCCTCCATGAAGTCGCCGAAGGCCAGCGACAGCGACCCGGTTGCCAGCGCCGGCATGTCCTGTGCCGTCACGATCGGGTAGCCCAACAGCCGATCCGGCTGCCCGGCCTGAAGGCCCGGCTGCCACATATAGGCGTTGGTGGTCGCTTCCTTGAACTTGCGGATCTTGGCGATCACTTCGCGACGGGTCACCCACTTGGCACCTTGCAGGTACACCGTTTTGAAGGCGCCGAGCAGGTCGAAGAGATGGTCAGCCGGGTTCGAGGCGGCGAAGTCGCCGTTGACGCCCGTCTTGACGTGCTCCATCGTCCCCCAGGTGCGCGACGAGTCGCCGGTCGCCGAGGTGGTGTAGGAAGCGAAGCCGCGCGGCTTGCCAACGCCGTCGCCAGTGATGAAGGCGGAAGCCTCGGCACGGGCGAACTTGTCGGCAACCTTGGCCTGCAACCAGGCTTCGATGTCGACCGCAGCGTCGTCCAGGAGCTTCTGCGTCGCCTTCGGCGATGCATACATCTCGTGGGCCTCGATGCGGTACTTGCCAACCTGCGGCGTGGACGTGTCGCTGCGGGCGCCGGTTTCACCCACCCAGCCGTATGCCGCCTCGTCCAGGTCGTTGATGCCCTCAAGAGCATCACCCGAAATGGCCTGCACGGCGCAAATCTGGCGGATGGGCGACAGCTCGTACACGCGGCTGACGATGCGGCCAACGGTCGGCGCCGGGACAAGGTAGCCACCATCGGCGTCAGTGCCGACGCTCATGGCCTTGCGCTGTTCCGCGCTCAGCCAGTCGATGTTGCCCTGCCGCTGGTACTCCCAATAGGCGGCCTTGTATGCCTGATAGTCTTCACCAGACACGTCCTCCTTTGCCGACCCCTGCACGCGCGCCGAGCGGCGCATGGCGTTGAAGGACTTCAGTTCCTTCTCGTCATCACCGTTGCCGCCGCCGAAGTTCGGGCGCTGCATCTTGGTCTGCAGCGCCGTGAACTGCTCGCGCAGATCGGTCATGTCACTGAGCGCGTCATTGAGGCGGGCAACCTTGGTTTCGAGGTCGCCAACGGCCTTGCCGTCAGCCTTCGCCTTGATGAGTTCGTCATTGGCGCGCTTGAACTCCTCGAACGCCTCGCCCTGAGCGTCGATCACCTTCTTGATGTCACCGATTTCCATGATTCACCTTTCGGAAATGAAAAAAGCCGCCAAGTGGCGGCTGTGTTGCGGAGTGATTTGCGTACTAGGCGAATGCCTTTCCGCGCTTGAGCAGCGATTGCATGAGCTGCTGGATGGCCTCATCCGAATCACTCGGCCCAGGCTGTTGCAATGCACCCGCCGGATCACCCGGCCCGATGCGCTTGACGCGAGAAACGAAAGCGGTTGCTTGGCGGCCAGACATCCCGACTGATTTCAGGTAGTCCTCGGCGTCGGCCATGGTGAGCAGCTCTTCGATCGACTTCAGCCCTGTGAGCCGCGCATGCGCGTTCATGGGCTGGTCAACGATCGAGATTTCGCGCAGCGTTGCAGACTTGATGGTGCGGCGCGGGTCCCCTGGCTTCTTGCCATACTCGGCCTTGACCCCGCTGTATCCAATCGACAGCCCGGACATGGCGCCCTCTTTCACGAGTGCGTAGTGATAGCGCCCGGTTTCAGTGTCCAGGCCGACCAGCTTGCCCTCGACGCGAAGGCCATTCGCGTCCTCTTCGATCTTCGTCCACACGCCAACAGGCCGCGGGTCGGCGCCAAGCGCTGCGCCGTGCTGCATGTACATGGGCACACCGCGGCCCTGCGCCTTCAGGCGGGCGAGTGAGTCAGCGAATGCCCCGGGGGCGATGAGGTCGCCACCGTCGTCAATGACGCTGTAGACGCTGCCATACCCGCTGAACGTGCCGATGTCTGCCGCGTTGCTGCCGGAAAACTTCAGTTCCAGCGGTACAAAGTAGCTTTCCATCATGTGGTGTCTCCAGAAGTGCAAAAGCCCGCCGAAGCGGGCTGTTTCGCCATGTGCTATACGGTCTAGTTGTCCATCACCAGTGCGGCACACACCAGAAGGCGTATGCGTTGGCTGCGCGCCTTCTCTGCTGCCTGGCGTGCTTTTTCGATTGCTTCCTGTGCAGCGGCTTCCGCCATCTGCTGCGCGCGCATGGCCTGTTGCCGCGCGTCTTGCTCGGCCTGTTCTTCCGGGCGCCACGGCCTATGCAGTGCAACCCCGCCAGCCCTGGCAATGGCTGACGCTTCGGCGTGCTGTTGGCGCGCGAGCATTTCCCGCGCGATGCGCTCTTCGCGCTTCTTCCTGCGCCTATCGGGAGGTAGCCCGCTGTCATCTCTGCGAGATGCCGCCCGTCCTAACGTGCCAGCCGACCCGCTGGCCATAGCCAGCGCGACGGCTTCGTCACTCTCAGTTGCTATGCCGGTAGCGACAACCTGCCCGCCAGACAGCAGCGGGGTGAACCACATTCACACGCTCACGCGCTGACGCGGCCGTGCGTATCGGCCAGCAGCAGATTCGTTTCGCTGGCATTGGACATACTCATATCTGATTCTCCAGACTATTCCAGTTCAGCACCGGTAAGGGTGCCGTTTGAATCCTCGATAAACCGCAGTTTCCCGCCCTTTTCGACAGTAACGTTAACGTTCGGCGCCTCTACGGTTACCGATGGCGGTGCCACATTCACCTGTGCTGCCGGTTGCTCCGGCATATTCACCGTTACCGCAGGCGGGGAAACGCTCACGTTTGGCGCCTCGACGGTGACGTTGGCCGGCTGCTGCTCTGGAACATTCACCGTGATTTGTGGCGACTCAACCGTTATCGTTTGCGGCGCTGGCGGGATAGGCAGCGGCGCCGCAACGTTGACAATTGGCGCAGGTATCTGGATGGATCCAACCGCCTGGGCAAGCGCTTGAGCGATGGCGGCAACGTCAATGACCGGCTGCTGTTCTACCGGGGCCGGAACCTCTTCGACAATCTGCTCTTCCCCGCCGCCGTCGAACCCGACGACCATGTTGGCCGGGGTAAGCGGGTCGTCCATCCCGTCGATCCAGTTCAGATCCAGTTTTGCCCTGGCCTCGTTGCGCGTCATGATCCCGCGCTCGACCAGTTTCGACAGGTATTCCGCCGTGTCAGCCATCGCACCACGCAACAGCCCCTCAACGACAAACTTGGTGTAATACCCCTGCTTATAGTCCTGCTCGGATAGCAGATTCACATCCGCAGACTGCTCGATGCAGTCATACCACGGGGCCAGCGTGTTGACGACGTGCGCCAGGAATCGCTGCTCCACTGATGCGAAAGCCTCCGACCCGTCGCTGTGACCAATCACGGCAGGCAGCACGCCAAAGGCACGGCACACTTCCTCGACCTGGAACTTGCGGCTTTCCAGCGTTTGCGCGTCCACCCCGGTCATCGACTGTTGCAGCCATTTCGCGCTGCGGTCCAGTATCATCGGCGACCCAGCGTTGGCGCCGCTGGTATTCAGGACGATCCAATCTCGCAGTTGCTTGTACTGCGCAGCGTCCAGTTTCCCCTCGAAGCTGTATGTTCCGCTGGCCTGAACGCCATTCTTGAACATGCGCGCCTGCTGCTTCTCGGTTGCAATTGCAAGCCCGAGAGATTCACGCGCCAGCTTTACCCCCTCAAGCCCCATCCAGCCATTCCACGACGGCCCGCGGATATGCCACATGGCATCCGCTGGTATCTTTTGCGCAGAACCATCAGCCGGCCGGTATGTGTACTCCAGCTCACCGGACGCAAGCCTGTCGACGCTTATCGTCGACGGCTCGAAGGGGATTAGCTCGGTGACAACCCCGCCGACTACATTCTTGAATGAATAGTGATTCCCGCAAAGGCACAGATGGAATGCGATAGTCTGTCGGTAGTCGTGCGATGTCTGCCACTGGTTCGGCTTGCGGTGGAGCACCCGATATAGTTTGCTTTCACGCGCGGGGACACGCGAACGGCCATCCTCCGATTCAACCATCAATTTCCATGGAACCTGCGATATGCCGTTGGCAATGGCCCGCACGCAGGCAAGCGCAGTCGCACATTCAAGCGCGGTTTTCCATGTGATGGATTCACCAGTGGATGATTCATTGGTGCCGAATATCTGCTTGAATAGCTCAAGCGTATCGGCCGACGATTTCCACTGGCTTTGAGTGGGGGCGCGAAACGGCCACCACTTCACGACGCCATCTCCCAAAACGACGCCCCGGCATCAACAGCCTGCGGCATCACACCAACTGCCATAGCGAGTGCAACCATGCCGTCGATCCTTCCTGTCGCTTTGGACTTCGTGAACTTGCGATTACCGGCCGGATCGCTAACCGTTACAGCATTCGCCGCACACATCGTCATGAGCGGGTCGTTACCATGCCGCAGCTTCTTTGCCAGGAGCATCGATTCCAATTCGCGCAGCGCTGGCGACATCGAAACAAACCCCTGGCCAAACTCAATGAACCGCTCAAGCTCGGCCTCGGTAAATCCGGCCCTGTCGAGCCACGGGCGCAGAAACCGCATGTTGTAGCGGTCGAACGCTATCGCCCGCACATCGTATGAATCGAATACAGCCCGCAACTGATGTGCGATGAACTCATATTCGATCGCTCGCCCAGGGGTCGTGCAAAGCAAACCGCCCTCGGCCCACACATCGTATGGAACGCGGTCATTCCGCGACTTCTCGTGTATCCCATCGCCAGGGAGCCAGAATGTCGGGATAACGTCGCCTTCTTCGGACACCAGTACCAGCGCCGTAAGGTCGTTCACGCTCGACAGGTCAAGCCCGCCATATACAGCCTTGCCCGCGAGGCTTTCCGGCATTGCCCCGTTGTCCAGCCAGACGGATCGCGTGACAAACGGATTCCTCGCCTCGACCCGCTGATTGAGCACGAGGTTTCGATAACTCGCTTCCCGCGACGGAAGCCGCTTCGCATCGGCGGCCATCTTCAGCACCTCGACCTTGTTCATGAAGTGGTCGAATGCCGGGTTGGCCTTCCTGATGGTCTCTTCCTCGAATGGGTCGTCGTCAACCGGTGCTGTATATAACCACAGCTTCTGCGACGGATCCTCACCCTTCGCCGCATCGTCGATCAGCAGCGACAGCAAATCCGCATCCGTAGGCGCCTGCGTGCTGATGACGATCGACAGCGGCTGTTCCTGCGCTGCGCTGGCGGTTTCCAGCGCTTCGTACAACTCAGACCGCGGGCCTTTCACCTGGCCCAACTCGTCGTGCACCGTGAAAACCGGCGAAAGGCCGTAGGCCGTCGAAGCATCCGCGCTCAGCGCCCGGTATAGCGTGCCGATCTCATCGCAATACAACTGTTTGGCTGTATCCCGGACCCCGACGTATGACACCAGCGAGGGGGACATGCGGACGATCTTTGCAGCCAGGCCGAACAAAATAGCCGCCTGGTCTCGCGACTGGGCCGCCGAATACAACTGGCTGTTAGGGCGAGCTTCCGGCCCGACCAGATGCAACAGCAGCAGAAACGCCGCGAGACTGGTCTTTGCGTTCTTGCGCCCGAAGCTGATGATCGCGCGCCGCGTCGGGCTGTCGTATATGCCGGTGATGACTTCGCGCTGGAAAGCGCACAAATTCACCTTGGCACCGACGAACTTACCTTCTGGGATCCTGCAGTTTTCCTCAATCCAGGCAATGTTCCGCTCGCCCCGCGTCAAAACTCGGGGTTTGGCCTTCACCTTGGCCAATGTCAGCCCTCGGTAATCTCATCCGGCGCAGGCAACTCCCACGGCTTGCGCTGCCGCTGCATCTTCCGCATGGCCGTACCCACAACCTCGGGATGGGTCACCGACGCCCGGGTAATCCGCAGGCGAGTTGCGAGCGACGACGCCGCGCGCCCCTCCCGCTCAGACATGCCAAGCAGCCTGTCATACCGCCGCAGCCCCTCGTCGTCAGCCAACCACGACCGATCAAAGTTCGCCAGTTCGTCCGCAATAAGTCTTGCGTTCACCACATGCCGGCAGTACATTTCCAGCATCGGCTCATGCGTCGGGGTAAACGCATTGGCCGGCTGATCCGACACAACCTGCACCCACACCGCCCGCTCAGCCTCACTCAGATGCACCGGCGCAACCAGCCGCCGCTCAGTCGTGATATTCGACGCCATTTCAGTGAAATTCGGCACAACCGAACGCGCGCTAACCGACTTTCGACCCCTCTGATTCATGATTTCACCCCGGATTTAGCGAAAAAGAGGCTCACGGCCGGTCACGTCGCCATGGCTATAGGGATTTGACCCCCCCTGCGCCTATCGCTCGGCCTGGTCACCTGGCCCAGTGGGCACCTGGCTGCAGGGGCGTGCCCGATGCGTCGCACCCCTGCGCTATGCCTGTCCGCTCCTGGCGCTGCTTCGCCGCGCTGTGATGGTGTGCGCACAGTGGTTGCCAGTTCGCTCGATCCCAGAACAGCGCCATATCCCCGCGATGGGGCTGGATGTGGTCGACCACCGATGCGGCAACGACGCGCCCAGCTTGCGTGCACATCACGCATAGCGGGTGATCGGCGAGGTATGCAGCTCGGGCTACTCGCCATGCATGCCCGTAGCCGCGAGCTGCCGAATTGCGCTTGGCTGTTGGCACCCGATCCCCGCTGGAGATGTAACAGTACAAATAGTGCTTGCGTTAGCGCTAACGATGACCTACAGTCAACCATCGAAACACGCAACCCGGAGCAGCAAATAATGACCACCACCGAATCCAAGCCCGCAATGATGCTGAAGTGGCAAGACGAGAAGAAAGCGCAGCCGATCAACCGAGCCACTGCTGCGGCGATCATCCGCAAGAACCGCGGCGCCGCGGAGGAACTGCGCATCAAGGTACAGCGCAAGCACGGGGAAACATACATCAGCAGCACGTTCCTCGGCGTGGCGTGCTGCATCTACCGAGCATGAGCCCAGCCAAGACAGCGGCCCAGCGCCAGGCCGACCTCAAAGCCCGCCGCCTGCGCGATGGGCTGGTGCAGTGGAAACGTTGGATTCACCCCGACGACGCGCCAGCGCTCGCGCAATACGCCGATTCCCTGGCATCAGCTCGGGCCGCGCGAGAAAGCGCACCGAAGCCACACAATACTAGGGTTTGTACCTAGCACATTTCGCTTGTGTTTTCGGCGCGATGCGCCGATACTATCTCTGTCGATGCAATGCATCCCTACGCCGCCAGGCTGGTGGCACTCTAAGGAGTCTGCAATGTCCGAAGCCCTCATGATTTCCGTGTTGCGCAAGCTGTTGCGCATGCGTCACGCCTACCCCGCGGCCCGCTACGAAGCGGCTCGCGCGGTCGGCGCGATCCGACTCATTCGTTGCCTCGTTGCCTAAGGAGCCACACATGACGACATCACGCGAAATTCTCGCCCACCACTGGCTGTGCATCGGCACAGCCACCAAGAGCGGCATCATCGCTGCGTGGAACGCAGCCGACGATGAGGGCACTATCCAGGCGACCGACGCGCTCCGCCTGTTCGGCACGTCCAGGCCGAACCTGCACACCACGATGAGCCTACGCACCGCGCTGCTTCACCTCGGCTGCGTCGAGATCGACTAAGACACATCTGAACGCAGAGCTAACCGGGACCAACGGCAAGCCGTTGGGCTCCGGTTGAGCGATCTGTTGGGCGGCCGGTGGAAGCGGCGGAACTTTACAAATGCAGCCGTACAAAAACGCTTGACGCGTTCAGATTAAGACACAGGAGAATGAAACCATGCACCTATCCCCCCGTATAGGGGGATATAGCATGCTTTCGCATGACCGATGCCTGGCGGTTCCAGGCGCTCTTTGGAGCTACACATGTACATCAATGCACACGATTTCACGCGCGGCGCAGCACTCTTGCGCGCCCAACAACCGCTGACAGAATCGCAGATCATGAGCGCTGCGCCTTCCGTCTTCGCCTCGTCGGCCCACGAAAGCCGCAGTGATCGCTATGCGTACATCCCAACGGCGGATATCCTGCGTGGGCTCGCGAAAGAGGGGTTCGATGTTTACTCGGCGAAACAATCCAGGGCCAGGTCAGACGGAAAAGCCGGGCACACAAAGCACATGCTGCGGCTGCGCCATCGCAGCATGCAAGCGCGAGTGGTCGGCGATTCGGCGCCGGAAATCGTGCTCGTCAACAGCCACGACGGCAGCAGCTCGTATCAGATGATGGGCGGCATGTACCGGCTCGCGTGCAGTAACGGATTGGTAGTCCCGGACAGCATCTGCGCGTCGGTGCGCGTCTCCCACACGGGGAAGGTCTTGGACCGCGTCACGGACGGCGCTTTCGAAGTGCTCGACGGTCTCACACGGGTGATCGAGAACAGGGACGAAATGCGCGCCATAGCTCTTACAGGGGAAGAACAAGCGGCATTCGCGAATGCCGCTGCAATCCTCCGATTCGATTCGGACGACGGCGAGCCGCCGCCGGTGACGGCAGCGCAATTGAACCGTGCGCGTCGCGCGGATGACGCCGCAGGCGACCTGTGGTCTGCAATGAACCGCGTACAAGAAAACGCAATCAAGGGCGGACTGCGCGGCATGACGCGAGACGCGAACGGGCGCACGAAGACGCGCAGGACTCGCGAAGTCACTGGAATCGACCAAGATGTGAGGCTGAACCGTGCTATCTGGGCTCTTGCGGAACAGATGCGCGCAATCAAGGCATCGCACTGAACACGCACACGCACACCAGCGGCTGCGCAGCCATCAGCAATGGCTGCGCAGCCGTTTCTATTACTCCACACCCCCCCCCACCGTATGATGGAGATAGGACACCAGATGCCAGATGAATGCAAACACGAACGCATCGAGTCTTTCGTGTCAAAAGCAAGCGGCGAACCCGCGTCGCTTTGGGCTTGCGCATCCTGCTTGCGGAAATTCGTTCCGCTAGATATCGAGACCGAGGCGGACGCAGCGCGCTACCGGTGGCTTGTCGGAAACTCAACACTCGGTTTTACCGGTGCCCCGTGCTGGGCGGCCGTGGTGAAGATTGCAGCGCACGCCGATGATTCGACCCTGACGGAATCTATCGATCGCGCACGCGCGGAAGGACAGCAATGACGAAATCCACGCGATACAGATGGCAGATCCGATGGCGACTCGTCGCGCCAGGCTGCGCCGCTCACATCGACGGCCTAGAGGTGCGATTCGACCGCAACGGCCTGCGAGCTGTGAACGCCGATGAAGTACGGGCAGCGCTTGCGCGAGTGCACGGCCCGCACAACGCCCCCGTCATGCTGGCAAGGCTGCTCAAGGAGGCGCGCACCCTGTACGCACCCCCTCCCCCGTATAGTGGGGAATGAACGTATTCCCCACCGAGCGTTTACGCCGTGGCGTCGGGCACCAGCGCGTCGACGACTGCGACCTGATCGCGCAGCGCCTGAAGGGCGGCATCAACTTCCGGCGTCGTGTTACCGGCTGTCGCAATGGCTGCTTCCAGGTCGGCAACCTTGGCGATGAGGGCGCGGGTTTCGTCGCCAACCTTGGTGACGGTGGCCAGGATCTCGGTCAGATTCGCGGCGAGTTCAGCTTGGGTAGACATGACAATCTCCTTGAGTTCACGGATTTCGGCCAGGATCTGATCCGGCCGCGGGTCAGGGTCAGTGTGCAAGTAGTGATGAACTTCGATACGAAACATCACCAATCCCCTGTGATAAGGGGGCAGCACACCCACCCCCCCCGTATAGTGGAAATACTGCGTGCGCCCGCCGACCGATCGGCCCCTTAACGGCCGCGCGTCTCGTCACCACGTCACACGCTGCCGGCGTTTCCCCACCTCCGGCCGGGGCGTCGCAATAGCCGCGTCCTGGCGGACAGAATGGCCTTGAATGGTGCGACGATTTGAGGATTGTCCGCG